GCCGTCGTTGCTGCCGATTTGGTCTTTCCAGTCGGCGTTGGTGTTGCCGTAGCCTTGATATTGATTAGTTAGCACATCATCTTTATAAATTTCCAAATCATACAGCGTTCCAGTTATATATCGACCAAGAAATTGTGCGCTACCTATACGAGTATTGTTAGTTGTTGAACCATAAGTGTATGTTGCATTGACAAAATTAACTGCACCAGTTTCAAACCCAGCGTTATTTACATTAATTCCAATTTCATCATTAGCGTAGTCAATGTAGACTTCCGCAGTGTTTTCTTCTCCAACATTTACAGTTTCTGTTGATGTGAATGCTTGAAAAGAGTCTCCATTAAAACTACGACCACTACATCCTATTGTTCCGTCTGTTGCTATGTTAAATGAAAAACCAACCAACGCTGCATGTATATAGCTTGTAAAAAGGAATTGAGTTTCAGCAGGTAGACTACCTAGAACGAATTTAGCCTTAGCACCAATTTTTCCACTTCCGTTAAAAGAAAGTGGGTCTCCTGATCCTAGACCAACAAAATCATCCACCCCATCAAAATACATCCGCTCGTTATACAGATCATACGTCCCGTTGCTCACGAAGTCCCCAAGCGTCCCTCCCCCCACAATCGGGCTGTTGAGCGTCACAAAACGATTCGCGTCCGCCGGATCGCCCAGCACCTCAGCTTCGTCGTCGTCGCTGTCGCGCCTGACCTTTAGGATATACTGGTTAGCAAATGCGCGGGACAGCACCCGGGTGGACATGGCAAACGCCGCGCCGGGGAACTGGTCCAGCAGGCCAGTGAAGAACGGTCTGACTCGATTAAATGATGTGCTGATTCCTAGATTGGGCATTTTCTTAGCATTTCCACCGTTTGCGAGCCAACTTGTTTGCTGGCCCTGGATTCTTGATTCCTGCGCTTCTTGCGCAATATGACTTCTGCCTTGCGCTTCCCGGCTTTCCCGGCTTCACGCCCTTTTTGCCGTAGCTCACGCACTTGCCGTCAACCCTCTTGGCTGAAGCTTTACCCTTCTGCGGCTTACATGCTTTTTTAGCAGGCATGGCTTAGTCGTATCCGTGGTAAACAAGCCCGCTGGTTACAGTGAAGCCCGTAGTGTTGCCGTTGATAACTGTGCCAGCAGGAAGCGTAACATCGTCAAGGCGGTCTTCTGGGTCTTGGTTGTTCGTGAGAGCAGACAGAACCGTGTCTTTTACAATATAGAGAATACCTTCGTCGAGTCCGCTCTGGGCTCCGTCGTCCGAAGTGTAGTATTGTCCCCGCTGCGGGAACTGGTGTGCGAGTGATCTAGGCATGATTGATTAGGTTAGCATTGTTGAGTTGGAAATCCCTGTCTGGATTTTACGTCCGAGATTGTCTATAATCCCGTCGTGTTCGATTTTCATGTGCTCGTCTTCCAAGGCTTGTTGAACCTCTGCGCCCAAAACGACGACATATTGGTTCGGATTATGTCAGAAGTCGTGCCACCCGTCCCGTCGCCATAGACGGCGTTGGTTGACGCTAGACCCCCCCACCTCGGCGTAAATGCCCTTGGAGTCCACCAGGCGGTCAGCAGACCAACCGCTTCCGTCCACAATAGGACTTCCATCGATGGTAATGTTGTAAATTGTATCAATCTCTGCTACATCCACAAGCAACGGTGATGGAGTTGTGCCAGCGTCGGCAGCCCAACCACTCAGCGGAGGTGTCGCAGAAGCATCTGTGATGTCGTAGAAAACGGTATCTTCTGTTAATGTCTCATGGTCAGCCCCAACTAGAATCTGCCAATCCGTAGAACCGTCCCATTCAATGTCCCAATCCACACTGATTCCATCGCTTTGGTATTGGCTATATCTTACCTTGCCGTTGGCGTTGCCATTGCGAACATACAGCCCATTCACTGCTTCTGTTCCTGCCCCATACACATGGAAGCTATCTTCTGTGAAATCAATGTAACCACGGCTTAGGCTGCGCGGTTCGTTCCATACCAGAAACCTAGGCCAGAACCTGTGCGAACGATACGCACGCTTCGCGGCTAGGTTAGCCAAGCTCTTAAGCCTCGCAAGAGCCTTTGTGTTGGAACCTAAGTCCTCTCCCAAATGCGCTCCGGCTAGGTCAACCAAGTCACTCCAGCTTTCGGTAGATAGTGCCATTAGAGTTTAGCTAAAAAGGTTTGTCCTACAGCTTTCTGTAGATACATGATAAAGTCTTTGTCTTGAAAACACTCCCATCCGTATTCATTGCCAAGATAGTTGGCTAACCCGAACGGTATGTCCAAAACCAGATTGCCGAAATCACCTAACTTGTGGTCGTTAATTTCCTGCTTGTAGGCAGCGAAATCGGCTTTTGTTACTGCGTCGGCTTCCTTCCACCAACGAACCAATGACTCCTCGAACCGTTCCGTGAACCATTGACGTGTCTGTTCGTCCTGTTCGTCGTTGCTTAGTTTTGGCCCTTCACTGTTCGTAATTGACGGCGCATTTACCAGCATGTCGGCTTCTGAAATCATAGATATAAAAAAAGGGTGGGGACGTAAGGCATGTAAGCCCTACGTCCCCGGTTGAGGTTAGCTGAGATCGAGGTAGGATACGACAACTCGCACCTTACCAGCGGTCAGAACACTGACGTCTGCACCTGTAGCGGTGAACAGAACGTCAATCGTGTCGGCTGCGTCATACAGCTTGCCGTTGACAACATTGTCCGTAGTGCTGTCGTTGAGGTAAGCACCATCCACAATGCCGGCAGCAACCGGAGTGTCGTCAGCGTGGACAGAAGCGGCCTCAATGTAGCCATTAGGATCGGTGCCGTCACCAACCTGAATGGTCAGATCGGTCGTTGCACCACCGTCAAACTCTTCGTCCAGCGTAAATGCTACTTGCGTAACAACCGCTTTAGAGGGAAGCTGGATAGCTTGGATAGTTTGAGTAGTGGCAGCGGCGGTCAGCTCGTTTGCCTTGATTTCGCGTTCTACTGTTTGAAGCAGACCGCTGGAGCGTGATACGTTATATGCACTCATGTTTTATAGTTCCTTTCGATTAGGAGGTGGATTGCCAGTTGGCGCAGGACTTGGGATTCGTGCAGATAGGCATAACCTTTGTCCGAACCGAGAACTCACGGGTGCCGTGGCGATATGGCTCATCATTGATGCTCAGGTTAGGCCCGAGGTGTCCAACTTTGCAGTATTTGCGGTTGATGAACAGAGCCGTATCCAAGTTAGTTGTGTCACGCGAGCACTTGCTGTTGTTGACAACCATCTTAAACGTGCCGTGGATACCGTCGTAGATCTTCAAGCGAAGGCCTACTTTGGCATCATTGCCGTTGATGTTAACACGAAGGTTATCATTTGTGCCACTATCCTGAATGCGAAGAACAGCCTTAGTGAAGCTATCCATCCAGCCAGAATCGACGTAAGCGATAAGGTCTGCCATGTCGCCGCTTTCGTCCAAGATGGACTTGAGCACAGCATTGACAGTCGTTTCGGTAGGAGCAGTGCCACTCTTAACCTGGGCGGCAGGGATAATGTAGTCAGGAGCGTCGGCAAAGACGCTAGAGCCTGCGGTCAGCATCCCTGCAAGACCTTCGGTTTGACGAGCTACGCCACTCTTGTTACCAGCAACGCGGGTGTTTTCCGAAAACAGAAGCTTCTCAACGTCACGGTTGATTTCAATTGTTTTCTTTTCTTTGGCGCGTGCAAGGCTAGTGTCAGCATACGACTCAGTAAGTTCGTAGTCGTCGGTGATTTGGCCAGTGCGTTCCAGCGTGTGAGTGTAGTTAAACACTTGCGCAAGATTCTCGAAAGCATCCTCATAAGCGGAAGGATTCTTGCCTTCTGCCACTGCGTCAATGCGCGGGTCAGAGTAGTCGTCCAAGTTCCAGTTTTGTTGAGTGCTGCCAAGGGAAACCTTGTCAAGCGAAGAGAATAGAGGAGTTTGCTCAGGGGAAATGAGCGAAGCACCCTCCATGACCTGTTCTTTGGTAGTTACCGCAGAACCGGAATTAGTGGTGTCATAAGTATTTGAAGCCATTGTAATTATTGATTAGAAGTTAGTTAAGAGAACAGAGCTAGACGATCTGCTGTGCTCGCACTTCCTTGGAATAGACGTTCCTTTGCATCTGAGCGTGGATCGCGTTTCTTGCGTCCACCGCCTGCACCTAAGTCTCCCTTTGGCCTCCGAATCCCCCTCGCTGGGAGCTTCTTCTTTGCCGCTGGCTTTGCTTCGGTGCCTCCGTCAACGTATTTTGCCAAGACCTTAGGAAGCTCTTCTGCCAGTTCGGGAATAAAATCCGTCACCATTGCCCATTTCGGGTCTGCCTTGAGCTTGCGATATGCCTTGCTTTGTTCGCTATCCGTGTCAGCCATCCAAGAGTAAGTTTCCTTAAGCTTGGCTTCTGCGCTCTCCATGCCTTCTTTGGCTTTGGAGATGGCACGGATACGATCACGCTGTTTGGGGATTGCGTCTTTCTGTGCCAGGTAAACGTCAAGCCAACCATCTACGGTAGCCCGGTCAACTTCCTCGTTGCCAACGAAGATGTAATCTTCGTTGCCTCTGAGAAATTGGCGGATTGCCTTGATGTTGCTGTCAATTTCCTGAGCCTTCCTATCCAACTCTGCAGGATCGGTAATCGTGGCAAAAGGGTTGTAGGGGTTGATGGACTTGTTTGCAAGTTCCTGGTATTTAGCTTCAGCGGCTTGAGCCTTTTCTTCGGCCTCGGCTGCACGTTGTCGCATCTTACCCATATCCTTGCCAACCCGTCCTTCACGGTTGGACAACCATTTGCGACGATCCTCATCCGTCAATGAGTCGTATAGGCTATCTAAGTAGCCAACGCGCTCCTCTTCGGGGATTTCGTCAATGTCTATTTCCTGAGAAAGAACTTCACCTTCTTCGGGTTCATCGTCGGATTCGGTCTGTTCAACGTCCTCCTCCTCAGTTTCATCCTCTTGCTCTTCTACTTCTTCGTCCTCTACCTCGTCTTTAGCAGGCTTCTTGGCCTCCTTGGGATTTGGCTTAGGCTTGAAGTCATCAAGCGTAGGTGCTTTTATTTCAGCTGATTCTTCGATTTGGTCATCAGCGTTGACCGTAGCAGTATCTTGTGTCATAATCTTCTACCAACTTACGTGTGGTGGGCCGTCGATTATGATAATACCACAGGTGGGGTTCTATTGGAGCGGAGCTTGGCTCACGCGCTCTGGTTTGAGGAGATTCTGCCTAATTTCATCGTAGGCAAGCATCTCCCCCGTAATCCAATCTGCGCACACGCCCTTACGCCTGGCGTCTCTTACAGCATTGAATTTTGATTCACGCATGGCTTCGAGTTCGTCAAGAACTACTTCCATTGCGTCGGGGGCATTTACCCAAAGAATTGATACAGCGTCGTGGATTGTCAGTTGCTCACTCATTGCTCAGATTGAACCATTGCGTTCGGGTTGATGTTGCGTCCGATTTGGGCGTTCTGCTGCTGCTGCAACTGTCGGGCATACTGCTCCTTGTAGGCAGCGTAGCGTTCAGCAATGCCCATATCCGTCTGCAGGATTTGAGCTACGTCGGGCTGGCTTTCCCATTGCTGAAGGAACTGCAGGGCTACTGTAGCCCCTTGTGGCACGGCATTGACGCCAATGCGGGACATGATGTTACTCAAGTCTTTAGCTACTCGTTCTTGGATTTCCTCGTTCGACTGGTCTTCCGTCTGTATGATGCGCGGTGCGAACTGAGGGACGTTTAAGCGATAAAGGACGTTCAACGCTTCGCGGCGATTGCCTACGCCCTCAACGTCTGCCTGCATCGTAGCAACAAGGTTTTGGCTGATCTTCTGCACATACTCAGGGTCGTTTAGCCTCACATCGTAGATGATGCGAATGTCCAGATTCTCGTTTGCTGGTCCTTTCTCAAAGGTGGACGGAGCAATGGACGGATCGCCGGTAATGCGGAAAGCCTTCTCTTCCGGCCCGAACTCCTTGTAAACCTTCCATACCATCTTGGCCACCTTTTCCCAGTGATGCAAGATGCGGGAAACAAAGTGCTGCTGGCGTTGGATGGAGATTGGATCGTTCATGTCCAGTCCGCAAATCTTGTCTGCCTGCTTGTCAAAGAACTCCTCGAGTGCGGTAGAGGAGCGGGACATATCCTTTGTATCAAACAGCCCATAGTCCTGCGCTGAGCCACGACGTATTGCGCTGGACGTAGAAGCCCCCCACTTTTGCGGTGCGCCGTTGGGCGGGTGGTAGCGAGGCGGGTCCATGTTGATTGAAATGTTGTCAATCATCCCGTCCGTCAGAACCTTTACATTTCGCTGCAATCCGCGCAAGTTGTCGCAGAGGCTACGCGATTCGTAAATACGCTTTGCGTCGTATCGGAAAGGAGTGGCTACGACCGGAAAAGTGTCAAAGCCGTTCAGTAGGTCGTAGCTCAAATAGCGCGGTTCTTCCTTGTGCTGAGAGACTTTCGGACTCCAGACAACTTCATACACGCCTAGTGCGCCGTCCTCGGGATCAACTTGCTTTACGAAGGTGCGGATGATCGGCGTCAGTTCCATCGTGTCTGGGGACGCCGAGTGCATCGTGGTTGCTACGCCACGAGAAAGAAATCCGTTCGTCGAGTGCTGTCCGTCAATGTCCCGCTGGGTAATGCCCATGTGGTTCTGGATGATGTCCTCAATCTCGTCCTCGTCCCATCCTTCGGCCTGCCCGTATGCCTGCAAATCCTGCGCAGACATGAAAGAAACTACGTGGCAACGCCTTGCGGTCTCGGGGTCAATGGTGTCGGGCGGGAAAAATACTTCTGCGTCTGGGGCTTTGGTGCTTACGATAGGACGGTCAACGCCCTTGATCGTCACAGGAATGTCGGCTACCCCTTCCTTGCGTAGCTGTCGCAAAGCCTTTTTAGCCCGCTTCTCGTTGACGTATTCATAGCTCTCTTGGAGGATGGCGATGGCTTCTTCTTCGCGGTCAGGGTCGGCAAAAAGCTCTGCGAACTCTGGCAGGGTTTCGGCCATTTCCTCCAGGCTGATACGCTCTTTCAGCGGGATATTGTATTTCTCATATCCGATGTAGGTGCAAACCATGCTTTTTTCCAGCATGTAGTTGGCTCCAAGCTCAAACTCCCTCTTCGGGTTTGGAATCCATTCGCCCATAACATAGCGCATGAAGTTGGAAACAGACGTAGAGCGTTCAAGGTCGTCGGAACCCACGGGCGCAGCAAAGACGTCACCGTTCTCCCAAGCATTCCAAGCCAAAGCTACCAGCGAATCAATGCGAGGGTCAGCCACCCACGCCTCATTGTCCGAAGCAAATTGCCACGGCTTCGCGCTTGGGTGCTCCTTCTTTAGTGACTTCGACTTGCCTGCCCACAAGTTACGACGAACCTTATAAGCATCTTCTGAACGCTCGTAAAATCCTTCGTTTTCGTTAAAGTCTGACAGGTAAGCCTGTTTAATGGCTACCATGTCTGGCGTCCCATCGTCGTAATACGCCAAATCCGTAAGGGTAGATTCTTCCATTATGGCTATTCTATCACGGGTGGGGTTCTATACGCGATAGTGACCGCCTCCCATATTCTTGGATGGCATTTGAGCTTGTTGTAAAGCTCCAACTCCATCAACCCAACATGGTCTCTGGAAACACCAAGTGCCTTTGCAAGTTCCGTCCTCGACATTGGCTCTGTTGCCTCTCCGTCATAGCGGTCTACGCAGAGTAGTGCCAACTGCCCGTCGATATGTTCTTCTATGTCCCGCCTATTCATCTTGCTTGTAGGGGTTGTAGCTGTAAACAAATCGACCCGGGGCATACTCGCGCTGCTCTACCCAAATCTCCTTGCCTATGAACATCTCGGGTTCGTAGCTTGGCGGGATTTGCACTGTTACTTTGCGGTCTGACTCCCGCTCATGGCACTCTACGAAGTTAGGGTATCGGGAATCGCCATAAATGCCTTGGACTTTGATACGATCTGGATTAGTCAGAACGCCAAGTTCTTTCTTAATTGCCCGAATCTCCCACTCATCCAACGGCCCTCCTTCGTGGTCGGGTGAAACCTTCCGTCGCACCCTCCCCACGTGTAGCTTGTTAAAGCCCATGTCTTTTGCTAGTTCTGATGTTTTCATAGTCTAATATCCTGCGTCGGTCGGTTGTTGTGTTGCAAATGCGTCTGGCCCGTAATGCTCAGGGCCTTCTCCGCCATTCGCAAATCGCAAATAGCGAATGAGATCGATGAAGTCTTTGAGTGCTTCGTCCTTAGACCCTTCAGCATTGTAGTTCAAAATGGACTCGATTAAGTTGCCACAAGATTCGTGTATCGAAAGGATTGGTCGGTTAACCGTATCGACCGGCTGATTCTGGTCGTAGTTAAACCATTCATCCAGCATAGACAGCCCAACTTCTTCCTCTCCTTTGTTGCCTTGGCCACTGCCCCCCGAAGGAACAAAGTGCATCCCTTCGTCGCTAAACTGTGCAAATCGGTCTAAAGAATCGTCGTTCTCGTTGGCAAAGGCTCGCTTGTCTCCTATACGTTCAAATACCTCTATCCCCAAGTCCTGTTCAATCTTAGACCACTCTGCTACGTAGTCCTTGACGCTCATGTAAACTTTCTTTGAGCCAAGGCCATAAGTCCACCGTGGTGTTCCAAACTTTGCCCACTCGCCGTAGATGTTGCGCTCAGGAAACTCTGCCATGATTTGAATGTAGCCCTCACCGTCCACTACTGCCCAAAGGCATGAGTAGGAGCGTTTGCCGGCAGGGTCTGCTACCATGTAGGCGGTGTGCTTCTTCTTGTCGAACTTCCAACGCTTGTCAGTGACGTGGACGTTTGTATTGAATTTCGGAAAAAGTGACCGTATCTGCTGGCTAGGGATTCCGTGAAAGCGCACAAGCTTCTCATCCAACGGCTTATGACTGTGGAGCACAATCATATTGTTAAAGCCCGCCCAAGGATTATGCTCTGATGGCATGAACACCATACCTACCCCTGCCTTTGGCTTGTCGGAGTTGCGCTTTTCCCGAACCCACTCTACTTCGGACGGTTCGCCTTTGCGGTGAAACACTTCTGGATTCGTAGCAATGGTCTTGGTTACTTCGCTTCCCTTGATCTTGTCGGCTACGAAAGCCGTCATGTGGTCGATTGGCGTAAAGGTCGTGAACATCGAAGAACCACGGCGCGGGATACGGTATAGCAGCGTCTTGTAAAGTTCACCGTCCTCAAGGTATTCGTCCAGCCATGCGCCGATATTGAGAGTCAGTGTCATTTCTGGCATGTCCCATTCCTGACCTGCAAGCATGAGCTTCTGTGCTGGTATCGTAAATGGCTGAGGGTCGCGGCTACCATACTCGTAGCCCTCAAACTTTGCTTTGTTGGCCTGATACTGGCTGTATTTGAAGAAGTAGCACTCCCTCGGAGCAGTCCCGTCACCCATGTCCAAGATGAATGAGTTGTCAGTGAAGCCGTTCTTCATGCCATACTTCATATATCCCGTCTCGGACATATTCTTTTTCTTGAACTTCGGCGGCAGATAGTCGTAGATGTAGCGTTGCTGGATTTGCGTAGAAGCATTGTCATCCTGAGCAAAGCAATACATGCGGTGGCCCGGGTTGTGAATCAAGCATTGCACCGAAGACCACGCGCCTAGTGCGGATTTAGCCGCTCCGTTGCCTCCAAACGCGAAAACTTCCATCCACTTTTGCAACTGATCAAGCGTATGCGTCCACGAAGGAAAACGAAAACCGTGGTTTAGCGGATCAGTTGTAGCAAGTTCAAGCTTTTCGTTGTAGGTTTTGTGCCAGTTGATGAGTGCCTTCTTGCCGTCGTCCGTCTTGGACAAGGCTACAATTTCTTGTGGCGTAGGAGCGCGAAGAATTGGATGTGGAGGAAAGGCAAGTTCACTCATGCTTCTTGCCACTCCTCTCCTTCGTCGTCATCGTCGTCCCATTCCACTTCTGCATATTCCCAACAGTCCTCATTCTTAAATTGCTTTAATCCCTTGTGCATTAGACCTTCTGCAATATGCAATGAACTCCAGTCCACATATAACTCGTCGTCTTCGGTAACAACCACCATCACCCAGTTGGGGAAGTTTTCAGATAAAATGGCCCTTGCCCGTTCTACTGCTTCATCGTTATCCGATAAACTACTCACACTCAATAACCTCCGCTTCCCGTATGAGTTTCAAAGCATCTTCTGCCGCCCTGTCCACGTCCTCGAAGGTCGCCACCCTCTCAACACGTATGTTCTGCGTAGCCTCGCCTCTGGCGTTCATGGCATGTCTGTTCGACACCTCCACCACCTTATTGCAAGCTGCAAGCGCAGAGGACAAAGCTTTGACTGCATCCCAGTCCTTAGCCTCCCGAGCTTCCGTCAAATCCTGAAACAATTCTGAAACGTATTCCGAGGACTCAAAATACAGACCACCGCTCACCTGCCCACCAATCTCTTTCCATTTTCCGAGATGGTCACTGAAGTCACTCTTGAGCCTAGCAACGGACGTTGTAGCCGCTCCAGTAAGCTGCACAACCTTTTTGATGCTCTGACCCGTAGAGAGCAGCGTAAGGGCTTCTACGGCCTTCTCAGGGTTCGCTACGGTAAACGTAGGCCTCCCCCTGCCGTCAGGGGCATTGAAGCAATACTCACGCACCTTAGCGCATATATCGTCCGTGAGGACTTGAAGCTGTTCGTTGTTGTCTGTCATGCGAGTAGGTTGACGTAAGTGTTAAGATTCTTGCTATTATACCCGATATGGAGCATTAAGAGTAATTATATTGGTATTTATACCTGATCTGGGGTATAAGTAGGTATTCGTAGCATTGTCCGACATTCGTTAAAAGTGAAGCAGGGAACGGAGACGCGCCTCCTTCAGTATGCTGGCTTCGGGGGTGTGGCTCTTTCTGGACGTTTACTTACGCACCTCGATCCTACCACCTCGTTCACGATGGCGACCACTTCCAGACCCCACCTAAGCTCCTGCACCGCCGCTAAGGACGGGGGAAGGAAACACTAGGTCGTGCAATCATACTGCCCTGCTAAAAAATACCCCGCCTCTATCCTTTCGGAAGGAACACCATACGGTGCCGGTTCGAGAGCGGGGTCAATTCCTTGATCCTCCGCCGCAAGCGTCCCCGGTTACTACCGAAGTTCACGCCCGCTTGCGATTAGTCTGCCCCCTATAGCTCGGTTTCGCACCGATTAAGACCCGACTATGCCGGCGAAAACACGGAGGAAATTGGGAGCAGGGTCGGGAGTTGAACCCGAAACTTCAGCTTATGAGGCTGGCGTGATGCCGTTTCACTACCCTGCTTTTCAAAGAACGTCCCCTTTACTTATCGGGCGAAAGAGGGAAAAGCCATATCAGAGCCATGAGGCTTTGAGGAAACCTTTTTTTGTATTAACACCATACAATCAGAAGGTTCCAACTTTGTCAACCCCCATAATTCAACACAACATTTCCACTCTTGACAAAACAAAAATTTAACTCCATTATACACTCTTCAATAGCACCCCACCCGTGCTATCATACATACAGTCACCCGTCAGAGCAAGCGCATAGCTCGTAGCCCAAGTCTGACAGTCCCCCGCTTTGAGGTGTTATTAAAAATAAGGGTAGGCATAGAGGATCGAGACAGTCGTAGGAATACGGGTGTCCCTAATGCTTATAGGTTGGAGCAGCCTGATGTAGCCATGCAACTGCGCCAGAAAAGAGATCGACTCGATGTGAATACCGCCTTTACCTACACAACGAAAAATCAGTCGATGAAGCCAAATGGCGAAGCTGTGTCCGCAGGAGACGGCCTGCCGTCGACGTTTAAGCGGGCACTTGTCCATTCCACCAAGCGAAGCGCAGCACAAGGAAAGCCATCACGGTCAATTATTTTTTGAAGGGCAATCTGAAGTATATAATACAATTGACAACGCTGGAATTTCGCCCCCCCCGCCCCGGTGAACACACGAGCACCACTGAACACACGGTCACCAGTGAACACACGGTCACCAGTGCTAGGCTGTGCACTAGGTGAAGCTGGACGATCCGCCAGGCGGCCCGGGGGATGCCTGGCGGACGTGACATAGTTATTTGTGCGGACGGAGGTGATGGGTTTGCTGCGGGGTTGTCTGCGATGCTGGATTTGCTGCGGGGTTGAGAAAAATAGGGCGGTGAAAAAAAAATGAAAAAAAAGTATTGACGTGCAATGCTGGATCGTCATTGTCCGGGTTGTCGCCAGTGATAGAGCGGCAAAAACTAAAACAAAACAAACCAAAAGAAAGAGAAGAAAATGAAAAATGAAACACTAGGACGAGCATATCAGGATCAATTCGGAACCGTAGAGTTCCCGGTGTGGCTTTATGATGCAGCTGGAAATGTAACGTACTACGAGAACAGTTACGGTTACTGGAGTAAGAAAGGGTATGATGCAGCTGGAAATGAAACATACTTTGAGAGCAGTAATGGTATTTGGAACAAACGGGCCTACGATGCAAGCGGTAACATAATTTACTTTGAGAACAGTGACGGTTACTGGTTTAAGCGCGAATATGATTCAAATGGTAA